GATGGTGGTAGCGTTCAAGATATTGCTGAGCTTGATGATATCACTATGGGCCACGACATACCAGCAAAAGAGGTATTTAAGACTTTTAAGGAGATTAACCAATTGGAATTAGTTAATCAAGCTGGATTACGTCAGCAGTACATAGATCAATCAGTTAGTTTGAATTTAGCTTTTCCTAGTGAAGCAACACCTAAGTGGCTTAACAAAGTACACTTTGATGCTTGGAAAAACGGAGTTAAGACTTTGTACTATACAAGAACAGAGTCAGTGCTACGAGGGGACATAGCGCAACAAGCAATGAACGAAGATTGTTTAGCTTGTGATGGGTAAAATCAAAAAAGGGGTTCACGTAATGTGGACCCCTTTCTGGTTACAGGAACTTTAGGTATGGTACGCCTATTTATTTTTGTTCCTTTTTTTTAATTGTTATTAGTTAGTAAAGTTGTAGCTATATTATCTGCAAAATTTACCGCTATATTCTTTGCTTTTTTAACTTGTTTACTTAAAAGAGATGGAATTTTTTTAGATAAATTAAAACCAGCTTTAGCTGCTCCTCCTACTAACACGTGGTCATTGAATTCATTAATAGCACCTGTTTGAGTAGGGCCATCCCACTCAGGTAAACTAGAAATAAAATCTTTTTGTCTTTGAGCTTGTTTTTGTTCAAATTCTTGCTTAGACCCCGAATACTTAGGGTCTATAACGCTCTGAGCCTCATGTAAAGGCTTAAATGGAGATTTATTAGAAAACTGTTGTTGGAATGGCGAACTCATAATTTTTATTTTTGCTTAGTTATCTCAAAGCTTTTATCACCTAGCTTTTTAGTTTCGTAATCTCCTCCCATTAAATAACCGTCTTGAATATGCTTGTTTTTAGGTATTCTTATAGTATCACCTTTAGCACCAGCAATACTACTTTCACTACGTAATACATATTTTCCTTTTTTATCTTTTTTAACTTCACCGGTGTTTTCACCACCTGTAATTTGATTTAAAGGAGCACTATCTTTAGCAGCGTACGCACGTGCGTTGTCTATGTGTGTCTTGGTTCTAGTTTTTGTTTTATTTTCCCTGTTTAAACTAGCTTCACTTTTAGAGCATTCAAAACCTTCACAGTCTTTCATAGGCTCTCTCTTTTTAGTTTTTCTGCTAGAATTTGCTTTTCTTAAATCGTTTAAAGGGCTTTTAAACATGAATGGGCTTGAAAAATTATTCATAATTTATTTCTTTAAAGCCTCTTTAGCAGCGTTGTCAAACTTAGTTCTTTTAGAATACCCAGCTGGAGCTAATCTACTGTTAGTTGGTTTTTTTGGGACCTTTTTAATTAATCCAGCTTCTTCAGCTTTTCTAACTCCTCTAACAACAGCTTTTTTAACATTTGGGTCATTAGCATCTTGATTTGCTAAAATTAATCCTTGATTTAATGGTGATTCTTTAGTTAAGTGCTGCGCGCAGTGTTTTGATGTAAATGGTTTCATTTTTTTTCTTTTTTAAACATTAATTTATACATTAAAGAGTTCCATTCACTCTTTAAAAACTTTATTACTTTACTCATTATTTCCACATGTTAGTTATATTATCGTACTCTTCTGTTGCATTAAAACTAGGACAAGCTTTATTAGCAAAATCATTATGACCATGTATCGTAGCGTGAGCATGTTGTATCTTCAAATACTCTAGTATATACACTAAAGCTTCTTTCTGCTCTTCAGTTCTAGTATCTTTAGGTTTAAAATTAACCTTATCAATTCCACCAACATAAGCTATTCCAATAGATCCTTTATTGTGACCTTTACAATGAGCTCCTTGCTTTTCAACAGGTCTTCCTTCGTGCAGAGAGCCATCTAGATAGATTAAAAAATGATATCCGATATCAGACCAACCTCGATCTAAATGCCATCGTCTAACGTCTTCTACGGTGGTATGTCTACCTTCAGGCGTAGCTGTACAATGAACTATGATCTTGTCAATATCTCTCAATTGTTAGAGCTTTTCGTAGTTATCAGGTTTTAATGGTGTTTGACCTAAAACGCCATCCTCGCCATCTACGTATACTTTGTGTTTTTTACTATAAAAACCTTTACCTATCTTTCTAGCTTTATTTTGCAAGCTATCTTTAGTTTTCTGTGATAATTCTTTTTTAACTTCTTTTTTTTGATCTAAAGGAGATTTTACAAAACCTTTATAATCATTCTTGTATTCATCGCTTTGAATGGCCTTTAAACCTGCAACTCCAGACTTACCACCTTTTCCGATCTCTACACTAACAGCATGTCTTTGTGGTGATAAAATTTTATCTGGTTGTGGAGAAATAAACTGCCCATCCTCATCGTCAAAATATCCTTTTGTTTTTCTTTCTACGTGTGCGTCGTAATTTTCTTTCATACCCGGCAATTTAGTAATTGAATCAAAATACTTATTAGCTTCTGATTTCTCATCCATTACAGATGATTTTTTTACTTTACCAAAATCTAGGTTTTGCTTAATCGGCGATTTAGCGCTGAATGATTGTTGAAATGGTGAACTCATAATTTTTATTTAGTTTATTTTTTATTTTTTTGATTTATTTTTAACACTTCCAGTTTCTTCTCGCGATGTCGTTTGGACAGTCTCCATTTTTGTCTGGATCTTTACATTTCTTAATGCCTGCAGACCTAGCGCAATAAGATTCCTTACGTGATCCACCTTCTGGTTGTGGAGCTTTTAAGTTTCCACCTGTCTTCTTATTGTAAGCAGCTCTTTCAGCCGCACTCATTCCCGCTGTGTGTGGTTTTTCTCTATTCAAAGGAGAGGTCGGGAACATTATGTCATTATATATACCCATTATTTATCTTTTTTTAGTTCGACCCATTTAGATATAGTATAACCTATAGTGACTATTAATAGAAATATTTTCAACGGGGCTTCTATATGTGTAAATGTTGTTACGCCTAATGCTCCAGCGTTCATAGCGTATAATTTAATGTCTGATAGACTCATAGTTTATTTTTTTTTGCAGTCGTTAACAGTTTCTCCGGTTCCGCTAGGTGAAGGTTTAGTTCCTACCTTTTCGTAACCAGGCCAACATTTTGAATTAGATGAATTTGCTCCCTTGAATTGAAAAGGGCTTTGATGCGGGAGTTTGTATGCCATTATTTTTTATCTTTTTTTTGTAGTTCTAATATTTTTTTAACTCTATTGTTTTCGTTTTTAAGCTCTCTAATTTGCTTCTTAGTTAACCCAAAATCTAGTAATGTTTTAACTTGATCTTCTTTGCTAGTTTCTTTTTTCATTGTATCAACCTCAAGCTTCAATTGTTGCTTAGGTGTTAATGGTTTTTCTTTATCAAAACCTCCGTAATATCCAAGACCTACATCCCACGTTGACCACCCAAGACCTAAAGCTACTTTTTGCCATAGAGCAGATCTTTCGTTAACAATACCTCTTATGTTGTTAATCTTCTTCATAACTCTATCAAAAGGAACATTTGTAAGACCAGTCACAACTTGAGCACCTGCTATATAAGCTGGATTATCTAAGCTAAAACCTTTTTCTTTCATATCCTTTTTATTCCAACTAGCACTTCTAAGACCTCCGGTTATTTTACCTATCTTAGATCCAAGCGGTGGTGAGAAGCTTAACAAGTCTTCTACAGCGTTTTCGTATTTAGAACCTTTTTTATTATGTTCTTTGTAAAGAGTCATTAGAGTGTTTTTAAGAGCTACACTAGCTGTGCCAAACACACCTAAACCTTTTAATTGAGAATCAATCATTCCATTTAAAATCTTGTAAGCTTTTTCTTCTTTATTTTTAGACTTAGCCTCGTCAGTTTCTTCTTCGTCATCTCCAAATCCTAAAGCAAACGCAGCGCTTTGCAGCGAGTTAAATATTAAATTCTGAATAGCACCGTAGTAAACTATTTTAGATACGTTAGTTTTCCAGTCACCACGACCGTTTATAATATCCTGTGCAGCACGTTTCTGTATACGAGCATACTGCATCGGTGTATTTGCCCAAGCTAGTATTACACGACCAGCGGCTGACGCTTGTTGTTGGCTAATCTTACTAGGTGAACTAGACTGTTGGCTTTCTTCTGCTATAGCTTTAAAATCTGCAAACGCTTGCTTTTCAGCAACGCTCTGCTCTACACCTTCTTTGACATACTTATTAACTCTATTTCTATAAAAAGTAGAACCACCAGATGCGATAGCAAAACTATCCGCAAATCTAGTCATCACAAAACCTTTGCTAAGTAAGAAAGCAATAGCTGCTTTAGGTTTGTTCTTAGATTCTCTTACAGCATCAGCAATCTCAGACTCACTTACGTTAATCTTAAGACCATTTCTACGCTCTACTAGGTAGTCAGAATTCATAAGTGTCATGAAGTCACCCCAAAACTGTTTCTGATTAGCAAACGCCACTCCAGCTTTCACTATATTATTATCACTCAAGTTTATAAAGTTTACCGCAGATATAGTCTGCAATAATGCAGACCTTGTATTTAAGAACATTACAGCACCGACAGAGTTGTTTAACCAGTTGAGTAATCCTTCTGTTACTCTGTTACCTCCGATCGGTCTATTGCTACCAGATTTCATTCTACGAATAGAATCTTCCATAGCTTCACGCCATCTAGATCCGTATGCAGCTTCCATCTTGTTCATATTATCCTCAGAGAATATAATGTCGATGTTCTCTCTCCACTCTTGCTGATATTCAGCTCTATTAACTTTATTAATACCACCAATAATATCTGTGGTGATATTTCCACCTAACCAGTCTTTACCAGGTTTTGGATATTCTTTGCCTTTTTGTATTTTAATAAGCTCGTCAGTAAATACCCTAAGCTTAGCGTCTTTGTTTACAAAGTCAACTAACTCCTTGACATCTCTTTTAGATAAACCTGGTATATCCATACCTTGATTAGTCCAAGCGGCAACACGTACTGCATGAGAGTAAGTGAATTTACCAATACCAGTTTCTTTACTTAAAGTCTTAGGTAGTGTTTTTAGTTCTGTTTTTAAAGCTACAAAATCATTTGCAGCAGATACCTTAGCTTGCGTAACTGCAGACTCAGCTCTGTTGTAAGTGTCAAGTAAGTTTGTTTTTAAGAAAGCCATTTGGGCATCTCCTTTCTTACCTTTACCTATCATTTTATATAGTAAACCTGTAAAGTCTTCAGCAGATGGTGGAATAAGAAAATTATATTTACCTTTACTAGCGCCAACTGTTTTAGCTCTTGCAGCAGAATACTTTTTATAAGTTTCAATACCAGACGAATCCTCGATCATATCATTCACGACAGTATCAAAGGTTTGTCTCTTACTAGCTTTTGCTAATTGAACTTTAGACTTAACATCGATCTGACTTAATACATCCTTAACCGCTTTAACGTTTCCTGTGTGATCGTCAGCGAAGTAAAAATCATTATAACCTTCAGCTGCTTTACCCATAATCCACCCAGCTTTAGCCTGTGGAGTTCCATCACCTAATCCAGTAATATTAGCAAGTGGAATATCTAATCCCATACTAGCTAAGAATTCTTTGATTGGTCCAGCTGCATCTGCAGGTCTTGCCGTTAAAACAAATACATCTTTAGTTCCACGTTTGTCTGCTATGATTTTAGCTACATCTAATAGTGGTCCTTTACTTCCTTGCATTACTTTACTAAACTCAGAAAAATCCCATTGAGCTCCTTCAGCTTCCATGTTACCTGCTTCTTTAGCGAATGTGGCAGCGTCAATAGCTCCAGTAGTTCCGTCAGGCATTGTGTATAACACGTTGCTTTTAGTTCTAGCCAATGTATCATCGAAATCAAATACTCTAATCTTCTTGACAGGTTGATCTAGTTTTCTAGCAAGTTCTAAAGCTTTATCAGTTTTTTCTAAAGCATTTATAGCTGTCTGCACGGTTATAGGTCCTTCGTATTTTATAGCATCAGGTATTAAATTGCTATCACGTTTTGAAGCCATTGCTTTACCTGGTGCTAGTTCTTTAAAAGCTTCTATAGCTTCTTTAGCTTTATAGCTAGGATCTTTTAATTGCTTTAATATTTCATTTCTTTGGTTTTCTAAAGCGTCAGGAGTTCTATCTTTAGGTGGTAAACCAGCGTCTAAACTTTCAGCTATAGTCTGACCGTTTAATAATTTATAAGCATTAAAGTCAATACCACCTTGATTAGCGTTTACGTTTTCATTATTATACCTCATCCAAGAAGATGGGTTGTCTGACTCTAAAAAAGTCTCTCCCATGTTGGATATATAATTATAATCTTTACCTCTGGTCTTTTTGTCGTCAGCTAATAGTAAAGCTCCTTGAAAATAGTTATCTTCTATAAATCCAAAATCTTGTTCTATGTCACCATCAAGAGCTGATTGTAACAAAAATGCTGCAACGTTACTTTGAGGCATAGTATGCTCTTCAACTATATCTTGGTCAAAAACTGGGTTTCCATTTTTATCTACTGGGTAAAAAGCTATAGGTGCTAAAAACCTCATAAAGTGACCTTGACTGTTTTGAGCGTCGTTTAAAACAGCTTCCCAATACTTTAAGTGGTTTGGGTTAGTTTTTAAATCAGCTTGTATTTGCTCAAATATAAATTTAAGATAAGGCATTTTAGCTTTTTCATTATCTAAAAACTCCTTAGTGTTTAATTTTTTGTGGAAATTCTTGTCGTACTTTTTGGTTTTTTTATAAGGCTTTCTTTTAGGCATTTGCGGAGCGTCTTTATTATAAACCGCTCCTTCTAAAGCATTAGTTAAATCGCCTCTTGTACCTATTAAAGATCTTCCACCAAAAGCAAAGTTTCCAGTAGTAAAGAAGTCTTTGCCGAATAAACCGGCAGCTTTATTCATAAATGTTGGAATATACGCTATGTCTTCTTTAGACGGTGTCCATCTAGTTTCTGTTTTAAGACCACCTTTACCTCCCATGTATTCTACAGATCCCCTAGATATAGGGTCTACGTTGTTAGCTTTACTAACCCCACCTGTTTTTGTGGTTGATGCCGTATTGAACCTACTTTTAATGTCAGGCCTTTTACTAGCCATAGCTTTATTCTTGCCGGCTGCAACATCTTGCTTAGCTTCTAAACTTAAACCTGTGTCAGATCTTACAATTTCATTTGTAACTAATTTACCGTACAAGCTAGCTATACCTTTTAACGCTTGAGCTTGTGGTGATCTAGCGTCAAATCCTTCAGCTTTTTTACCTTCAACAATACCAAACGCTTCTAAGAAATCAGCTTTACTAATTCCTTTGTTTAATTTAAACGGAGCAAGTCCAGCGCCTTTACCTAATCTAGATTGTTTAGTATAAAAAGCATTAAGCAAACCTTTTGGCACGCCAGTAGACGTACCTAAGAGCTTGTCTGTTGCAGCTTCTATAACTGCCCCTTCTGGTAATATCTTTAATAATTTATCTGCGTTCTTATTGATAAATTGCTGAATAGCTGTAGCATCACCTTTTGATAGGTTGGCTGTAGCTACTGTAAGCTTTTTAACTGGTATACCAATTTCAGCTGCAATAATTTCAGGAGCTAAGTCACCAAGTTTTTTAAACGTTAGATTTTTAGGATCGATGCCTTTAATCTTCTCTTGTACTTGCTCTTTAATTTTAGTTACTGCTTCGTTAGAAATAAACGAGCTTGGCTTTATTTTTCTAGTAACAGGTTTTGTAGCAGTTTCAGTTGTTACTTCTTCTGCCATAATGCCTTTAGCTTCTGTAACGTCTTCAGTAAATGTTTCACCTAAAACTCTTTGAGAGGCTTCAATAGCTCTAGCTGGTAAAAACTTATTTATATAAGCGGCTAATGGCACACCTGATTCAGGTTTGTACTCTCTAATTAAATCGAATATACCACGCTTACCTGTTTCAATTTCATCAGTTAACAACTGACGATCAAAATTAGGTGCGTCTCTTCTTTTCTCTACTATTCTATTTACTATAGGCTTAAATTGATCTATAATATCAAAAGCTCCAGCTTCACCTTGAGTATCGTATATTTCTTGCACCTTGGTAGATGCTTGTACGCCTGTGTCTTTTTTACTTTCTTTAGCTACTATGTTTTCAACCTCTGCAGTGTTATCAACCATTGCTTCGTTAAGAGTTTTTACGGCTTTACCACCTTTTTTTCTACCGTCAATTTTCACATCTCCAGTAACTAACTCGCCCTTAGCTCCCTCTTTAGCTGTTCTAACTTGATCTTCAGTAAGTTTACCACCTGACTGTATAGTGTCGTTGAAATCTTTAATAAAGTTAAAAGCATCTAAACCGGTGTCAAATGTTATACCTAGTTTTTGTTGGTTTTTTGGGTCTTTAAACAAGCTAGAAATCTGTTTACCTATAGACTTCCAAAAACCATCTTGCTTCTTGTTGTATACAATGTCTCCATCAGTAAGAGACTCACTTAGTAAAGGAATAACTTCTTCCCATGTGTTTTCTGCAGAGTAATTTTCATCGACTAAGTACTCATTAAATCTAGTCATGAAATTAAACCCACCTGTTATATCAGGGTTGTTAACTATTTCGTTAACTAACGCTTGGCCAAACTTAATCGCAGCGTCTGGATTTGTTTGAAACGTTTGAAGGAAAAAATGATGCAAAAGCTCATGTTGATCCGTAGTGTATTTAAAGTCTTCTGCTTGCGCTTGGTCGTTTATTAATATTATTTTCTTACCATCTAAAACCAAAGCTTGACCATAACCGGTAGATTCTAAAACGCTACCTCCTTGTTCTTTTATTTCTTTTACTCTTTCATCTATTTTAGCTTGGTCACTAAAAGTTTCTAGTGTACTTTCTATTTGATCAGATATATTTTTAGCACCTGCTCTTGACTTAGATTCTGCTATTTTAGTTTTATTAATTTCAATTATTTGCTCATCTACTTTTGCTATTTTTTCATTTATAGGTCCGTGAAAAGATGAATCTACATTTTCTTTTTCTTTTAATAGCTCTGTTTTCTCCATCAATAAATCAACCTCTACCCCTGTTACGTCACCTGGAGCTTTACTCATGGCTTTAGAAACGTTAAAAGCAAGCTGTTGCGCTTTTATTATTTGCTCTATTGTTTCAGGATTGCTGCTTGATTTTTTCATTGTATCAAGATACAACATAGTAGAATTTATGTTCTTATGTATCTGATTGTATATTAAAGTTTTTTGATTATTGAATGTTTTAACCGCTCCAATAGACCCCATGCCTCCACTAAGCATTAGTGTTCCTGCCACTAGCTCTATCTGTGAATTTAAAAATTCTGAAGACTTAGGTAAAGCTAAACCAAAAGAAGCGTCAGTAACTATATTCATAGCCGCGTTTATTTCTTCTTCACCAAGTTCTTTTAATATATTAACTGTAAACTCTTTTCCAGCTGCTTTAAAACCTTCTTTAGTTGCTATGTTTTTTAATTTACCTGAGAATATGTCTTTTATTTTTTTACCGCCAACTCCTCTTAAAAACTGAGCGTCTGGCATTATAGTCTGCACTAAACCTTCCGTCAAAGAAACAGCGCTAGCATATGCTAAACCACGCCCACCAAATAAACCCTTAGCTTCAGCTTCTTTAACGTTGTCCATTAAAGTTGCTCTAAAAGTGGCGTCTGCCATCAATATACTATCCTTTAATTTACTAGAAACAGGTGATAACACTTTAGACTTAGACCCAAGTCCAGTAATTGTTTTACCTATTCCCTTTTGAAAGGATGTAACATTACCTTTTCTGACTTCATTCATTAAGTGTAAAGTAAAAGGAAGCATTTGACCGCCAAGTTTTAGATAATTCCTAGCGCCAGCATCAGTATTGAAACCACCTTCTTCAGTTGTGATTTTAAATTTTTCGTCTTCAGACTTGGGTACTAAACTATAGTCTGTGAAATTGTACACCGTATCTCTCCAAGCGTCATAAACCGAATATTCTTCTTCGTCTGTAAAAAGATCTCCAAATCCAGCCATTACTTCTGCAGGAAAACCAATAGAAGCTTTTTTAGCTAAACCATATAGTCCACCAACAATCTCCCCACCTACAATGTCCATTGCGCCATTCCAGAAACCATCTCCTGAAAAGCTTTCTCTGTAAGCTTCAACCTCATCAGATAATTTAAAATTGTTTCCCAAAGTTTCTCTAGAAAAACTCATGTTTAAATCCCCTTCAATACTGCTTTTAGTCGCGGCTATATTAGACAATTCTTTCTTATAAAAACCAAGCTTTTCGTTTCTTATTTTAGAAGTTTCTGTGTAAGTTGAAACTAAGGAATTATAGTTTTGCACCTGCTCAGGAGTGTTTAATCCAGAATCCTTTAGAGCTGTCATTTGAGAATTTATAGTGTCTAAATCAGAGTCTAATTGAATAATATCCTCATCGTATTTTAGTTTAACATTTTCAAATTGAGAACTTAAAAATTTAGACTTTCTTTTTATTACAGGTATTTTAAATTTATTTATTAAATCTTCTTTTTCTTGTAAAGTAAAAGTTCCTTTAGCTAGTTTTTGTAAAGATCTTTTATCTAAAGAATTTACTATGTTTAACTCTATCTCATCGTTTATTTCTATAGTTTCACTAGGTTCACTAAAGTCTACACCGAAACCTTTTAAAGCAGAGTTTATATAGTTTGTAACATCTCCAAAGCCACCACCTGTACTAGCATTGTTTCCAGTGTCTTTTCTAAGCTCTTCAAGAGCCTTTGACTGAGTATCTGTTAAACCATCTAACTCTTTAATTAACTCTATTTCCTTAGCGTTATTTTCATCAAAATTAGCTAGCTCTTTAGCTATAAATTGATCTCTAGATGCTTGATCTTCAAAGTTATTATTAGCAAATCTAATTGACTTAGATTCTAGGTCAACTCTTTGTTGTTCTATTTCTTTTAGCTTATTTTTTTGAGCAGTGTAATACGTGAGCTCAGGGCTTTGCTCTATATCTTCTTCTATAACGTTACCAACATATTCTGACATTGGCGGTGCGTAGGTTTGAGTTTCCCACAAAACGCCTTCCTCTTGATTCACACCTAAATCTATAGGTTGATTTCTAGCTTCTTGAAGCTCTTCTTTAGTTATATCGTCTCTATGACCCAACTCTAATTGAACTGCTGCTAAGTTTATTTGAGCATCTTGAGATCCATTATTTTCACTTAGATCTAACCAATTATCGGTTTCTTGCTTTTTAGTATAGTACTTTATTTTATTATCGTCACTTACCTCCCATTTATAATCGTAGTTATCAGCAGAGTAAGTTTCATTTTCCTTAACTACACTGTTTAACTTAGCTGTTTGGTCTTTGTATTGTTTTTGTGATTTTCTAGCTTGATCCATTTCTTTATCAGTCATGCCAGGACCAAAAAATCTAGGTTCTTGAGATACTGATTCTCCACTTCCAGAACTTAAACTCTCGGATGCTACCGGGGTTGTTGCTGCAGTCGCATCCTTTTCCACAACAACTTCTGTCTTTACTTCTTCAACAGGTGCTTCAGTCACCTTTACTTCTTCGGTTTTTGCTCTACCTTTAAACTCTTGAGCTTTAGCGAATATTTCTTCTTGAGATAACCCAGTGTCTTGCAAAGAAGTTATGTATTCTAGTAATGTCATTTAATTAAATTTATAGGTTATTATCGTCAATAAACTTTTGAGCCTTAGCCTTCTTAGCTTCAGCTAAATCAAACACCGCAGCGTCTGCTTGAACCGTAGGAAATTGGTTCGTAATAAATTGTTTCAGATAATTATTCATAAAGTATTCTTTATATTTCTTTTCAAATAAAACTTTCTTATCTTGATCTAATGGTAAGTCTTCTTCATAGCTCCAGCTTTCCTCACCAGCATTAGCGTTCTGAGCCATCTGATCGTCCTCTTCAGCACTTGTGCTTTTAGATATATAAACATTCCAAGCTGCAACCGCGTCTTGCTCAGAGCTCAGTAAACCAGCAACCTCGGCATTTACAAAAGGATTTACTTTCTTTTCGATTTTATCTAAATCGTATTTAAGTGTATTTCTACCTTTTCCATTTCCGATGTCTATAATCGCATAATCAGGAGTTCCATCAGGATTCATAATTACATACTCCTCGGTTATTTTAGCTCCAGCTGAAAGCTGTCCGTCTTCACCAACCATATCAGGTGAGAATATACCTACCTCTGTGAGAAGTCTTAACATGTCTTTAGACACGTCCGGCGTAGAAGCTATTAGTGAGGTTTCTGCTTTGTTTAAAGAACTAAGAGCTGTATTGTTTATAACTAAAGGGTATTCAAAAGCTGGTCCAATAAATACTATTTGCTGAGATCCGCCAGGTAGTAAGTCTAAATAAACATTATAACCATCTGACTTAGAAAAACCAGGTCTACCGTTTAATACACTATTAGCTGCAGTGTATTTGTAATTGTTGTTAGGGTCAAAGTTAGGTTCATCTGTAACACTAAATTCAGCTATTAATGAAGACAAGAAATCTAAGGACAACTGTGGTGCTTGATCCATATGTTTTATTTCAGCTAACTCTAAAGAACACGTCTCATCTTGGCATTTATTAGATTCTATAGCTAGTTTTAGCTTGGCGTAGACTCTACCAGTGTTTCTATAAGCGTTATCTAATATTTGAAAATTATAATCACTAGTATTAGAAACAAAGCTTTCATTGTAAGCAATAGAGTCGCTTTGATTAAACTGCTGTAAAAAAATATTTTGAAGTGTGTTTTTGTTTTCCATTTTTTTATTTTTACGCGTTTAACATTCCACCGCCAATTGAAGCTAAAGAGCCAAACATACCTGTTATAGCGCCTGTTTGATCTGCTTTTGCTTGAGCTTGAGCTTGACCCGCACCCATCATTTCCGCGTAAGTTCTATCCATTTCTTTAACCTCTCTTTGCTCTGTAGTGTTAAAAACAAATTGTTTACCAGCTACATCAGCTTGTTGCATTCTTTGTTCTTCTGCCATTTTACGACGTTGAACATCTTGCTCGCCTTGAGCTCTTTTGTCTTCGTTAGATTTTTCTTGAGCTTCTATGCTAGCAGCAACTCCTTTTTTAGATTTTAAAGCCGCTTGAGCTAAAGCTGTAGCGCTTCCAGAACCTCCGGTTGCTCTAACTGTATCTAGTGTATTAGCTAAAGATATGTCAGCTTGTTCAATCTTCATTTCAGCGGCTTGCGTTGCAACGCTTAAATTAGCAAAAGGATTTGAAATCATACTGCTTAAGCTTTTTACATCTTCATAAGGGTTTATTACCTCTTGTCTATTCTCTTCTAAATTATTTAATTTTTTTTGTAATCTAGCTTTCTCTCTCGCTGCAGCTCTTGCTGCTTTTTTAGCTGAGCTTGAACCAAAAAGCCCTCCAGCTATGGACGCAACTCCGCCTACTACTGCCATGTAACTCATATCTTTTCTTTTATTAGTTTTTTGTTTTCTAGTTGAAGGTAATACTCATCATAAGTATTAACTACATTATTCTTTTCTAGAACCTTAGCGTCTTTATAGTTTAGTGGATTATGGAACACATTAGTAAATATACAATCTTCAACAGCGTAAACAGCTCTTTTAATACCTGGTTTAGATATTATTGTAGCAGGAGCCTCAATTGTTTGCCTTCCGTTTTCCTCATCAACAATTACCATTTTACCTTTCAATAGAAAACTAACATGTTCTTTTAGATGTATCTTTCCTATAGAAAATATACCTTTAGGAATTTCTATTTGTCTTATGTGCATTCCATCTGCAAATGTGTTAGTTACAGGGCAAATGTCATTATCTCCAAAAGCAACTTGACCTTCAGGTAAATTACTTAAAGACTCTTGGAAATCTAATATACTGTCTCTTATTTTTTTTACTAACTTATCCATTAATATCCATTGTTTTGAGTATAAGTTGTGCTAACGTTAAACAACTGTTTTTCAGCACCTATATTTGTTGTATTATCTGTTGATAATTTTACATTGGCATAAAATCCTTTTACTCCACTAATTTGTTGTCCAAAGTTAATTTCAGAGTCTGCAGCTTTACTAGCGTTTTGCAGATTAGCTACATATTTATTTTCTTTTAAATTAAACCCAGCGTAATATTTAGGTAATGGTGGATTAGTAGTGTTGAAAGCTGCATTGTACAGAGCTCTATTAGCTACTAAATAAAAATTTAATAAAACAAATTGAGATACATTTACATTTTGACTGACAACTAAAACTGCTGTAGCTACGTTGTAGCTAACAACCGTGGTGTTTGCTGGAATACCTAAGCCACTCACTAGCGCACCCACTGGTATTAAACCTGTAACGTTGTTTAGGTTTATACTTGTTGTTGTAGACGCTTGTGCTGTTGTACCTGTTGATTCAGATATAACATACTCACCTTCGTGGTAACTACTAACACCTGACGTGAAATCAAGAGTATTACTCCAACCGTTGTTTAAGCTTATTTGTCCAGTTAAATCAGATGTATAACTAGAAACTTGCCAACCACTAGTTCCTTCGTAACCTATGGTCTGGAAACTTTTAGATGTAGCAGGGCTAGAATTTACAACAAAAGATACTGTACTAGGATATTGAACTCCATAAAAGTTACTTCTTCTAACAACACTTCCGGTTGGCGTTACTTCAACATAATGTTTATATAACTTACCTTTGTATGCTGTATAAAAATCGTTTTGAATGCTAAATATTTGCTCTGGTTTATAACTATAAAAAGAAGGCCAACCACTAGATGTTTCATCAAAAGACGATGTATAATACGGTAATAACGCGGGTTGAGATATTGGGTCTCTTTGCAAAGAAACAACATATTCTGAGTTGTGTACGTTATAACCGCCTTGTATAAACCCGCTAGAACTAGTTGTATCTATTTTATTTAACTCATCTCTGAAAAAGTCTTTCATTCCATAAGCTGATATCTCAGTAATACCATTACTGCTTAATCTTAATATAGCGTTATTGTTTTTGTCTGCAAAATATTTTTGATAACCATAAACAGCAAAACTTTCTGGATTTTTACTTATACCGTACTCACCAGCATAAGGCTGAATTGTTCCAATAACTAAATTAGAGTTAGTTACAGCTCCACTGCCTTCCGCGGAGTATATCGCGTCTTTATCTATTAATGCCCTTGATACTTTTTGTTCTTGAAAAACAACTAAATTAGAATCCTCCGCATAAAGCCTTTGTATGGAACCGTTGGAAGGATCCGCACTTTTTGTTATGTCTTCCGCTATAGAAAAAACGTTAGAGTTGTTTATTCCAGTTCTAGAATTAAATATTCCAGAGTATATCATTGAGTTAACTCTAAACGACGCAGAAGCTTGATCTTCTACTAAGTAAGCTTTAGCACCATAATCTGTGGATGTATTATTAAATCCACCTCTAATTCTAGATTCTTCTATGACCCAATCTTGAGCGTCGTTTGTAACAGCAACAACAGGGTAACCTCCTATGTCTTCTGGTATACCTCTAGATCCATTCCAAATAGGTTCCTGAGAAGAATTAGTTTTATTTAAAAAAAACGAATTGAAATATTTAACTTCTATTATTGCTGCCATTTATATAATATTACTTATTTTTAACTTAAATTACACATTAACCTGCCAAGCTATGCTGTCTACGTCATAATTGTTTTCGTCTATATCAAACGTAGCAACTGTAACAGGTGTTGGTGTTGGATAGGAAGAAGGGCGCCAACCAAAGTTACCTATATTGGGAGCAGCATTATTACCAGTGTCTGTTATTGCGTAATTACCAACCTGGCCTGGTGTAGAAGCAGGAAGAAGTGTCGCAAAATAACCGTACGTTTCGGTGTCAGCCAGCCAAAGATCTATAACTGCTTGTTCTGAAACATTAGAGAATCTTATGCTTTCATATAAAGGTGGAATGTTTACAGTTGCAAAATCTATAGTTATAAAACCATTTCCTCCAAGTACGCTTGTTAAAGGTGGTTGGATTGGTCCAAACATTGTTTGAACTGGCGCATACCCACCATATCCAGTAGGATATTGAGAGATGAATCTGTTTGGAGGGTTATCTAAACCAAACTCTGTGCTAAAACTTAAAGTTGTTAAACTCTCTAGACTACTTTCGTTAGACCAGGGGCCATTATACAAATACCAACCCCAAGCCGCACTACTAGCACCGCCGTATACTTCAAAAACTGTTATAGTTTGATACCACGTGTCATCGCCGCCTGCATTACCAGCGCCACCTGTTTGAGCGTATTTCCTTCGGAACTTCCTAGAGTATGAAAACTGCTTTACATTTCTTACTTTTGCTCCAAAGTCGATGACTATATCTATACAGTCTTGATCGTTTTGACCTCCAGCATCTTGAATGCATATAGTTAATTCGTATCTATCTACAGGAACGTTACCTACTTGAGTATTTATTAATTGAAACTTAGCCTCACCACCAACTATCGTAGGCTCGTCTAATATGTCAAAATAATTTACATCACCTTGAGAGTTTGTTTGAGATGTTATTGTGCAGCTGCCATTTGAAAATAGTGAAGCTAAATTTACATTATCTGCTCCATTTACGCAGTCAATAGTGGTTATGTTTTCAGTGTTATTTGTTATGTTAAAAGTTGTACCGTTTAGTGGAAGATTTATTATTGGTGCTACATTAGCTAGTATTAAATCTCTAGTGACATCTAAATTTTGACCATTTACAACTGCTGTAAATTTTAATGAAAAAGAACGTGAGCTAGGAGGACTAGAACTATCATCTTCACCAAAATATATATCATTGTAGTAAGCCGCTGTTGTTATTATTTGAAACTCATTTTGATTAGGTGACGTTTGCACTAAAGTAAAATAGTTCAAATCGGTTATATCCTGTACGCCATTACTAACTTCTACTAACTCTAGCGGTGTTGTAATGTCAATTATAGAAACTAAACTACCAAAATTGTCTAACACATAGAAAGGAGCCGATAATACATTTCCACCCAAAGCTAATCCCTCTGTAAAAGGAGTTTGGTTAAATTCAGTTAAATTAGCTCCAGCAGAGTCTTGGTTTATAATAGCGTTATTTAAGTCGGATATTAAACCAGAGGTTGATGTTTCCCAAAATATATCTAATAAACTTTCAACAGGTTTAGTTTCGTAAACAGCCAAGTACTGAATACCAGGTGTAGAATCAGGTATTATAGTTATTGTTTGATCTAAAGTTACTGTTTGAGGAGTATCAACTTGTAAAGTAGGAGCTGTAGTATAGGTTATGTTTGTTCCACTTGATACATTAACAATATTACTAACCGTCAAGATTACGTTTGGTGCTGTTCCAGATATGTTTGTTATAGCTGTTCCAGCTGGAATACCATTTGCGGTAACTAAAGTTCCGTTTCCAGCACCTCCAGTTGGTATAGCGTCTACAGTAAAAGAAGTATCTCCACCTGCAGGTGTTCCAGCTGTTACTTGAGCCGATCCAGCAGATGCTCCGTTTAAAAACTGAACAACTTTTAAGTCTTTTGGAAAATTATTAGATAAAACTATATCTCCAGGAATAATAGTAGATGTATCACCTGCAATGTCTACTAACCTAAAAGTATCAGTCGTAGCAGATTCGGCTATATTAGCAGTTACGGTGTCAAAGTTGGTTGTTGATATTTGACCTATTTTAGATTCCGTACTTATTCTAGCTACCAAAGGATTTGACTCAATAGAATAAAATTGAGGGAAATAATTAGGCCTTGGCACTTCAGAAGGATTATACTCAAATAAATCATTTAGAGTAGATATAGTTGAAACAGTGTCTGAAGATCTTCCGGGGTAATACTGCTCGTTTGAACTGCCCAAGTCTGTTGTTGGATCTATTTCTATATTAGTGTTTTGAACTCTACCGTAAAGTTGCACAGAACTTCTAAACTGCTTTTGCTGAGGACCAACCTGTGACAGGTCTCTAGGCACTTTGTTTATATTATCATTTATAAGTATAGCGTGAGAAGTATTACCTAGTTCTAGAGTAGCATCTTCTGGATATGAAGCCATTATACCTGGTAAATAGACGTTGTAATACTCTTGCTCAGTTTGTTTAACAACTATTTTAAAAGAGTACCATCCTAGCGGGTTGTAATCTAAGCTGGTTACATCTCCATTATATAAACCTGGAGTGCCCGTGTTTAGGTCTCTAGTAGACGATATTACTTCATTAAATAGTACTTTCAAAGAATCACCAGGCCAATCAGATGGCGTTTGTGAAATATCAGAATAAGGAGAGTAAACAGTTGAACCAGAAAAAGCTTGTCCAAAAACCCTTACAATTTCTTTATTATTAGATAAAATAACAGTCGACGTTCTACCAAACTTATCAGACAAAAGAACTCCTACTTGGTAGTTTCTGTTTTGTTTTAAAGAGCTGTTAGGGTATTCTATAATACTAGTGGTGTTAATTACATTTGATTCTGGTTCAAAATCTAAATCAACTACTCCAGCTGGAAAAGTTACTTCTCTACTTACCGATATTACAGCTTCTGTTTGTGAAGTTGAGCCAAAATAAATTGGTTGATTTTCCACCAATGTTACAATAGATGAACATGTTACATATTGCTCATTATCACCAAGTGAACCTCCTCCTACGACCACCGAAAGCACAGTTGTTCCTGGAATAACTCCATTTCCACTAACTACCGCGCCTACTGGTATAAAACCATTTGTTTCTTTTACAAGAAAATCATCTGACGTTCCAGAGGAGTTTAATAACCCTGTTATAAAAACACCTTCACCGTTATTGTTTGTTGAAGACACTAAAGTTTCAGGAGGTATTACAACCCCAGGTGTATTTGAAGATAATACACTACCAGGAATAAGACTACTTCCAGGTATTAAATCTATATCTATAGGCTGCCCGGGAGCTATAGTTCCAGCTCCACCATTATATGTTGCTTCGTTTTCGTTTAATTTAAACTCAGATTTGTTGGAAACAGATACATTGTAGTTTAAAGACTGTGGTGGCGTGTGCTTGTTTTGATAGTTTCCATATACAACTCTATTACCAGCGATTTCTTGAGAAAGAGATCTTACTGGAATTTTATCGTAAACTCTAGTTAAATCTTTTTCTGGTAAAGTTTTAAAAGGTTTTTTAGATAAATAATCATAAACATAATAACTAGGTTCGTTAGAAGTTAAAATAGCATTGTTCTCTAACGTTTGAATTAAGTCTAAAGTTATTTCTCCACCAATAGAAGGATTGTTTACGTCTGTAGGCGCATATGTTAAAACTTTTGGTTTACCAACAATACCAGTACCTGATATGATACTACCAACGCTTATACCTCCCTGTAGATTGTCTATAACAATTGTGGTAGAAGCTGGAACAGCTCCATTAACAGTAAACGTTCCAGAAGAAGTTGCAACATCGCTTATAGTAACGGTATCAACAACTTTAACAGCTAAAGAGTTTGACTCCTTGTATAGTATGTCTATTTCTTTTATTTTTAAACTATTTCTTAAGTTGTAGTTTAAAGATGGTAGAGGTATTCTAAGTTTTATTTTATCTAATTTGTTTTCTACAAAATAAACAACTGTACTTCTATAAGCATCAGCTTGATTATCTAGCTCTTGCAAATTAAGGGTGTTTTCTTTTACATACATAAAATACCCGTCTTGCTTTGGTATAAATGCTATTTGAGTAAAAGGGGCAAATACAGAATATTCATTATCATCAAACCTAAATCTGTAAGAAAATCTAACAAATTTATCTTCTAAAAAATCTGGATCTCCTGAGAAATTAGCATTATAATAAGGGTTTGGATTTAATACTATTTTTTCATTAGTATTAAGCGTTAGTGGTAGTATTCCTCCTGTTATTGTTATTTCCCAAAATGGAGTTGAGGGTGTAGTTGTGTCGTCATATGTAGCTGACTGAACTGTAGCTCCAGTAACTGGCGTTAGTCCACCCCCAAAAGCAGGATTACCTAGAACAGAAACGGTAGCGCCAGAGTCGTATACTGTTAATGCGTTTGTCTGTATATCACCTTTAAAAGATGTTACTCTAACCACTGTGTTACTTTCTCTACTTAAAACATTACCTGCTCCTCCGTTGGGATAATACAACGAGCTAACGTCATACATCGTGCTTTCATATTCACCGCCTGCAGCTGACAAATAGCTTTCTTCATAAAGCTCCATGCACGCATAAGGATTGTACTTAGCAACAGATATTTGATCCTCTGTTGTGTAGTATGTTGCCGCTGAAAAAAAACCTGTTGGATTTGCTAGTTCTATATTTATTTTTCTAGGTTGATTTCTATTGTCAGTCCAAAACAGCAATGTTTCTAAAAGATTTACTCCATATATTGGATTTTTTTTGGAAAAGTTTAAAAAAGCTCCTTTAACTAAGCACACGGGTGCTTGAGCGTTAGGATTGCACGCGAATACAAAATGATTAGAACCAACACCTGTTGGGTAATAATCTAAATTGAGTCTACTTGGATCTGGATTATCTGTTAAAAATAAAAAAACAGTGTTAGAATTATCATCTTCTAAATGACCTATGCAATATAAGTTACTAACACCTGTTATAGCTTCAAAATCAAAAACAGGATAGTTACCTAAAATGTTTTCAACAGTACCAACACCGTCTCCATCAGAACGACTGACTTGTATGTTGTAAGCATCTCTATATTCTCCGTTTGGTATTAAGCGGGCGTCTAAGTCCTTATTCATCTTAGACTTTAAAAAAGTATTTATAGCTTTAGCCATTTAATTTTAGTGTTTAATCCATTTAGACTTACCTCTCATAACTTGAGTAATCTCTCCAGTCTTTATATTAGATAATCTTATTTTTGCATTTCTTAATTTAGCAGATCTCTCTTTTTTCAATCTTTGAACTACATACTCAGGTTGATTAGCGCGAGTAGATATGATAGCGTGTAGTACATGTGCATACAAAGCCTCTTCAGCCATTTTAGGTATCTTAGTGTCAGTATCGTACGCCAAACCATCAGATATATATTCTAGCAATATAAGCTCATTAACTAAGCCGCTTGAAAAAGATATTTTACCTTCTCTTTCGTTTAAATTAAAATAACCATTGCTCTGAGCATATTGAGGGTCTAAACCGTATCTCTGCCTAGGATTTGCACTTGAGAAATTACTACTACCAACAAAGTTAGACCCTAAAGTGTCTGGGTTGTTAGCTAAGTAATCGTTCAATGCTTCGTCGCTATTACTGTGCCATCTTTCTTGTATGATAGAAGTACCTTCTACGTTTTCTCCAAAATTATCTTGAGTTGGTATGCCTTTAGAGTCTTGTATGTTTGTGTAATATGGGCTGTTTGTTAAATTATTAGCCGGATATATAATATGCTTAACACCATGTCTATCTGTCCAAGATACTCTAACATAGTTAACGTAATCTTGAGGCAGCGGCAGTGTTAGGCTTGGTGGTATTGTTAGCTCTGATGTTTTTATACTTTTTAAAGTATCATAACTAAACTCTTGTAAGCCTCTTTTAGCAAAAAATAAAACATCTGATTTTTTAGCCGTTTGTATTAACTTGCCATCACCTACGTAACCAACCATGAAGTTGTCTATAGCATCGTTTAACGATATATAAGAATAGCTACCGTAGTTGTCTTCAACGATTTGACCGTAGGCTTTAGCGGTTTCGTCATTACCATAAAGTCCTCCGTCTAGTTTTTTTAACTGAACAACTATGTATAAACCAAGCGCTGGTTCAGAACCTGCAGGAAATACTATAGCGTTATCTACAACAGAAAACTCTGTAATATACTCTTCGTAATCACCTGGTAAACCAGTTTGGCTAGTGTATAGTTTAAAGTTATTTAAAGAATAGTTAATATCATTAGGATCGAAGTTACCTAAGATTAAATCCGTGTCGAAAGTTGTTGGGAAAGACAGCTTATCACCGTCACCTCTAAAGCCTTGAGCACCTTGATAATATTGTTGGTTTGTTTCAGTTATTAAACTCATTTATTAGCTTTTTTCGTTAATTGAATTTTGTTGAATATCTTGAGCAGCCGCCTGTATAACAGTAGGGTCATTTATTATAACTCCGCAATATTTTAATATATGCATAACTATATTTGTTTGCTCTGAATTATCTAGTTCAAAATTAACAGAGTTTGTAGAACTGTGTAAGTATTGACCGGAACTACCAATTGTGAAGTTCCAATTTGGATTTAATGGGTAAACCACGCAATTAGCTAATACAGAGTCTGGAAGAGGGTTTATTATTAAAGAAGAACTAGTAGATGTGCCACTGCTTAAGTAGTATATTGGATTTTTTTTTGTAGGTAGAGTTAGTTTTGATCTTACTATTTTGTTGTAATCACTTTTTGAAGTAAACTGAGTTATTGAATCGTATTTAGTTTGACCATCATACGTTGATATAATAGACCCAAATTTACGCACAGTTCTATTTATAGAACCAGTATCTGACAACTGAGGTTGAATAAAAGCATTTTCTGCGTTTATAGTTAATTGTAATTCTTGTTCAAACGGCGTTAATTTTGATTGTATGTCTTTAGACATATTGAAAAACTCAGTGTCATTTTGACTATTATTTTGATTCGGTCTATTTAATTGATTTCCATCTGGAAAATATGATTCAAATATTTCCAACTGAACCTGAGCCGCTAAGCTGTTGAATTCAGCAGGTGTAACGTAACCTCTTTGTTCTTTGTTTAATATATACAAGACCGTTTGATACACAGTGTTTACATTTACCGCCATTTGTTATTTTTTTAATTATAGTAATTAGGCCACTTTAAAAGTGACCTAGCTACTATAGTATTACTTGTTTTTATAGTTTTTTATCTATAGACTTGTAAATTTCAACACCTTCGTCGGTTTTTAAGAAAGCCGCGAAAGCTGAGAAAGGATTTTCATCAAATGGTACATTCATTAATTTTCTACCGTTTGATCCCCACGTGAAAGTTCTTTGATCCTGAGATAATTTAATTATACTTGCCTCAGAAGCTCTGATGGCAAAGTTTCGTAGCATAACATTTTCATCGTTAGCTAAGTTTATAAACAATGCAGGGTTTTGTCTAGCGAATAAAAGTAAGTCTCTTCTAAGCTCTTTAGAACTCATCGAGTTAACTTTAGACCCTAGTTCAACTCTTAATATTGCTTCTGCTTGATCTACGTCCATTGATCTAGCTGCGTTTAAAGCGTCAATTTGAAGATCTAAAATATCTAATTGATCTTCTGCTTCTTCAACAGCACTAAACTCTTCATACATTTTACCTTTTAAAGGGTGGTAAAGTGAAAGTAGTTTTTGTAAGTTTTGTTGTTCTTTTGGAACTTTTAAATCCCCATCTTTAAAAATTATATGACCCATAGTGCATTCCCCTTTTTGTTCATCAACAAGTGGAGAACTCTGGTTAGTTGCATATCTAATTTCCCTTTGCGTGCCTAACTTAGGGTCAAAGTATAATAAAGCATGCTTACGTGTATGCTTACTAGGTATTGTTAACGTTAAAGGAGATTTATTACCTTTAAGATAGTATATTCTATCTTTAATTTCCCACGTTGGTTTTGTGGGTTTTTGTGGTGCAGTTTTAACTGCTACCTCTTGAGGTGCAACCTCGATTGTTTCTGCTGTAGCTTTTTTAGCCATAATATAATATAATTAAATAGTTTAAAATTGTGACAATAGCCATAGTATATAACTAGTAAGGGGCTAATGTCATATAAAAAACCCCCGCCCGAAGGCAGGGATTATTATTGATAAATTACTATGCTCCTTTGAAAAGAACGAAGTTGTTAGCAGCTTGAGTTACTAAACATCTTTCAGATAGGAAGTTTACTTCCATAGCATCTAAAGTAGATGTGTAAGCTCCTCCAGCAGAACCAGTTAACCAAGATTTCAATCTACGATCATCAGCTTGTGAAGCTCTGTATCGTACATGTAAGAATGGTCGACGGATGTTAGTTCCTAATACTTGATCGTAAACTGTAGAAGTTCCAGCAGGAATTAATACACCCTCAACAGAGTTGTTACCACCAGCTCCACCACGAGTAGATGCATCATTTAAGTATTTCCAGTCAGTCTTATAGAAATCGTAAGAACCTCTTCTGAATCCAGAGAATCCAAGATTCAAAGCCATTTCTTCAGAGTTTTCAAATAATCCAAAAGCAGTTCCACCGTTGTTACCATTTGAAATAGCAGCTAACATATCGTCAAAATCAAGAGATGTTTGTCTCTGTAAGAATAACATGTTTTCTTCAATTGCTCCTTGAGTATCTAAATTTTTCAAGATAGCATCAAAATCAGCTAATCCATCAGTTGCTGTAAAGCCAACATTTACGTTACCACGCGCGGTTACAGCAGCGAATAAACCTTCAGTTCCTTTTCCAGTAGTGATAGCTGATACAGTACCGTCAACTTTTTCACCCTCAATCATAGATGTTTCTAAGTAATCTTCAAAACGTAAACGAGTTTCAGATTCAGCTTTTAAATACCATAAATATCCAGATGTTCCGTCTTCAGTTGCAACTTCAACCCATCCAATTTGTGCCATATCAGAACCAGATACTACGTATTGGCTTTTAAGGATAATTGGTGAATTAGAGTATTGCTGGAATTGAGGATCAACACTTACGTACTGAGTTCCAGTGTTAGCACCTACCGAACTAGCTGAAATAGATCCACCTTTTTGGTATTCAGAACCGTATACAAAAACTTTCAATCCAGTAGCTGTGAAGCCAGTAAGATCCGCAACAGTATAAGGTTGTATAGTAATTATACCTGTAGTTGTGTCAGAGTCAGTCACTAAACATTTAGCCTCTAAACCAGTCGTTGGGTCTAATACCACAACAGTAGCTCTTGGAGATATAACGTTTTGAATAGTTGTTCCGTTAGTTTCTAAATCAATAGTTAAAGTAGAAGGAAGAGTACATCCATTGTAAGAGATGTGTAATCTGTTTTGCTCAGACCAAATTACTTGGTCAGAAGTCATTGGCATTTCAGCACCAACCATGCGTAAGAATCCAGATAAAGTACGGTTTCCGTAACGCTCTACTTCTTGTTCGTAGATCTCAGGTAAGTATTGTTGTGCAAATGTGTTAGTGTCGCCAGCAGCGTCACTGTTAAATTGTAGGTAGTTAGAGTTTAGCAATTCCTGCTTTTGACTCGGGATAATACTACCAAATGTTGGAGTTAAAGTACTCGCCATAATTTGTGTTTTTTAGTTAAAATCTTTTTGTTTTAATTTTCAGTTTTGTAGAATCAGCACCTGAGATAGCTTTAACCTTAAATCCATTCAAGAACACGTCACCTTGTGATGACCTAGCTTTGGTATCACTTAAGTTTTTAGACTTGTTCATAACGTCTTTAACGGCATCTGCTTTTCCTTGCTCGTAAAAGTGAGAGGCTATTTTGTCTACGTTGTCAGCAGCATACATAGCTTTGTGATAACCTTTCGTGTCACTAACATTACCATCAGAGTCTAGGAACTTCCCGACAAGGTTATTAATGTTTGATTGGTTTTCTGCAACTTTATCACGGTTTTGTATATTGTACTTATAGTTCTTGTCACCGACCTTGATATCGAAACCTTCGAAATCATCGTTGAAAAGTTGTTTAGTACTTTCTTGAAACCGCTCGTGTTGTTGCTTAACTGCTTCCTGCTGCTTATTGTATCGGTTGAAAAAGTCTGTAGCTTTCTGAGTATCAGGGTTTACGTTTGATCTCAACTTGATTTCATCGTAATACTTAACCTTTGTTTCCTCTAAAAAGCCTTTAGCTTTTGCAACTTCTTCTTTGAACGCAAGTTTCTTTTTGCGTATATCTATATCCTCGTCTAGTTCTTCATCGTAAGAAAAGTCTTCTAATAGAAGCTCTACATCTGACTCGTCTAAATAAGGTTTATTTTTTTTATAATACTCTTTTAATAATGTCGTTTCATTAATGCTAGAGTAATCAGCGTTAAGTCTAGTGTAGTCTTCAATAGTTCCACCAGTTTCCTCCATAAAGCTAACTAACTTTTCAATGTTCTCAGGTAATTGCTTGCCTAAAACCTTCTCATCTCTTAAAGCTTCTTTAATCTCAGCTTCTACTTTAGCTACTTCAACTTCTTTGATTGGTGTAAACTCTTTAGTATCTTCGACGGGCTTTTGTACTTGTTCTCCCATCTTAATGCTATCTCCGGATGGTTCTTCCACAAGAACTTCCGTTGTTTCTCCGATTTGAATGGCATCTTCTTTAGGTATTACCACCTTGGTGACTTCCGCTGGAACCTCTACTAAAGGTTCTTTAATGTTAACTTTAACAGGTTCACTGCTTGGTGTTGTTAGTTTTTTTGGAGTTTTCTTTTTAATTTTAAACTCACCTTCCCGCTTAACAGGTTCATTTGTTTTTACTTCTGACATAATATAATATAATTAAATAATTGTTTACTTTCTACATGAAAGCTTGCATACCCATATCGGGTTGGTTCTCAAAGTCTTTAGGTAAGCTATCATTTTGTCTTTGGCTTATCATTTCACTTTGTTGCGTAGCTTCCATTTTGCTACGTTTATCTTTTCTATCTTCTATAGCTGCTTCTTTTTGCTGCATTGCTTGAACCTCTAATTGCTTTAATTGCATATCATATTCAAACTTTTGTTGCATTTTAATTTTTTCTAAATCAGCTGCTATTTGCATTTTGTTTATTTCCATTTGAGATCTAGCTTGCTCGTACTGAACTTTAGACCCTGATATAGCTTCTTGCTTTTGAACCTCAGCCATAGCTGTTTTCTCTGCGGTTTCCGCTTGAGCAGCAGCTTGAGCTTGTATATTAGCTTGTTGATTAGCTTGATCTTGAATAGCTTTTTGCTTACGTTTTACTTTAAGCATTTGATTAGCTAGTTTAAGATTTTTAATTTGTCTTAAATCAATAGCATCTTCTAAGTCAATACCTCCTTGGCCTAATGCAACTTGAATATTTTCTTCTAACTTAGCTTGCTCTTCGTCATCTGGTTCTAGTTCTAAAAATATACCAAAGTCATACAAGTTTAAATCAACAACCTGCTGAAGCGTTTCAACGTTATAAGTTGATATAGAGTTCTTAAGTGATTCAGCTGTTAATGGAAAATACAAAGCATCCGCTATTTTAAGAGATACGTTCTCTGCTAGCTTTAACGTAAGGTATAAACTAGCCTGTTTGATATGTCTAGTCGCTACATTGGACGCGTTAGCTGCCATCTTTTGAAGACCTACTAATGAGTTCTTATCTTGCGTGCTTCCATCTCTGGCTTCATTTAACCCGGTCACATCTCGTATCATTTGCAAATAATATTGATACGTTTGTATAAGTGCTTGTATTTTACCTAAACCACTCGAGCTATTAAGTTCTTGAATAGGTACTTTACCTGGATTCATATCACCATCTTGCGTCATTGATCTACCTACAATAGAACCAGTTTGGAAATACATATTTAATGCTTCGGCAGGATTATAATTAGTTCCATTACCAAGATCAACCTCAGCTAAACCGTCCATATCTAAATAAACACCGTCTGGTACCATTCTAGACATTACCTGTTGCAATTTAAGATGCGTTAGCTGAATCATATCTGCAAATCCAACGCATTTACTTACAACAGACTCTATGCGTCCCTTATACATTCTAGGAGCACATATCGTGTAATTCATTTCAACTTTAGTTGTGTCTGCCATTGGTCTAGACATGTTCTCCGCTAAGCCCCAGTCTAATATAGTATTAGTTCCTAAAACTTTTGCGCCAGTGTATAAAACCTCTATAGACCTAGATACTCTTTCAAAGTTATCATTTTCAGGCGGATCAAACGTATCTGGTTTTTCCAGAGCTTTTAATAATCCTGAATCTGTTTGCTTTATTTTAAAAACTTGATTGTGGTAAGTCTTATATTCAAAGTACATAATCTGTACAGTGTTTTCATCATAATTACCCCAACCAGTTATATACTGCCTGTTTCCAGGTGATTTTTGTATTCTTTCTAATTCTTCCTTTGATATACCAGGAAACTCTTTTTTAAGTTCCGGTATTGTTATAGATTTTACTTCACCTACGTAGTATATATCTTCGAAGTTTGGATCTTCTGTGTATGAGTGAACCATGTAAGCTGGATCTACATAATCAATAGTGATACCTTCAGCTGTATTAAAATTGGTTTTACCAGCTGCAATACCTATTGTCGTAAGATCCATATTTAATCTACGTCTAACTAAGTCAAATTTGTTTTGAGCAAACACAGTTGATATAGCTTCTTCTTCTGCTATTTCAATTGACTGCTTGTAGCTAAGTTGCATGTGCAATTCTAGCTCTTCTTTAGATTCTGGAACCGTAACTCCACTTGGTGATTGATGTAAATCAATACCTAACGTTTGCTTTAAGTTGTCTAAGTATTCTTTAGCCACCATATCCTCTTGAAGCTTGCTAGCATATTCAGTTCTTCTTTTAACTGAGCTAGGATCTTGAGAATAAGCTTTTATGTCGTAAGACTTTTGCGATATACCATTAACTACAATATCTACGAACTTAGATAGAATAGGTACTGGCTTCCAGTCTAAATTAAGATAAGACAAATCACCATTAATAGATAATTCATCTTTATATTTCTGCACGGGTTGTTCACCTCTAGCGTATAGTCTTAACGAGTGAAAATTATTCCAGTTTGTTAAGTATCTATTACCTCCAGTTCTGCCTTGGTTAAACCACTCATACTCGATAGCTTGAGCAACTTGGTTTCCGTATTCCCAGCTAGCTTTTTCAGCATCGCTTACTACTTGGCTTGGAAAAGCGCTATTAGTGTTAGTGTATATACCCATTTAACTTATAATTTTTGATGTGACACCTTTATTGTCATATTTTTTAATACCTAAATTTACAGCTTCTCTTCTAACAGGGTTAGACGGAGCATATCTGTGTTTGTTGCAAGCCATTAAAGCTAAACCAGAACTAATAGAAGCATCATGCTTTGTTCTGTTGTTTATGTTAAACTTAGCCCAGTCTTCTAATGTTCTTTGAAAATACATATCACCATATCCAGTTTCTTTTAAACCAACGTATGATTCTATATAAGTTTCAATTGCAGCAGCGTGTGCTTGTTTTATATCTTCACTTGAATTTGGTATTCCACCTAATTCTTTTTCTGTTATTGATAGCTTGTTGTAGCTCCTGTCTGGTCTGTTTATAGAGAAGCGTCTATAACCTCTTCTTTTAAAATGGTATAATAATCTAGGTTTGTTATTTTCTGCTAGTATTGGCATTCCGTAAAATACGCAAGCCATCAACACGTCTTCAAAAAATATTTCAGCGGTTTGTGGTCTAGCTATATATTCTAAAAAGAAATGATTTGGAGGTACGTCCTCCATGCTAAACTTGGTTAAGCCGTGTAAAGATCCATTTGACCCTCTCTTGTCAACCGTACCTGATATATCATAACTATCACAACCAAAAGCTCCACAGTGTTCGTTACCTGGATATTTTAACCCACCCTTTATTATCACACGATTTTGTAGATTTAAAGGTGGAACCCAAGAAACTCTGAATCTTCCGCTTTTGTTTGGAACAAATATAACTTTTGTATCTTTCTCTCCATTCTGCCATTGAAAGCTTCCCTGAGTAACGTTTATTGAGTTTTTAAGATCTTCATTAAAATCTATTTGCTCGTATATTTTTGTTAAGTTAAATAAAGATTCTTTAGACTCATCTCTAAACGCGTGCTTTGTTGTGCGTGGAAACTGTCTATAAAATTCATTTAAACCGTCTTGATCTTGCTTTAACCCTTCTACTTCATTATCCCAGTACTCTATTACACCTTGAGTTATAGCGTCTCCAAGAGGACCTACTACTTCTTTTTTTGGTGTGTTGAATACAGGAAAGCCATAAGAATCAATGTAGCCTTCGTAGTTCCATTCCATAGGTATGAACAAAGAATAGAGTCCTGAGCGAGTCTGTCCATTGGCGTTTCTTTGTGTAACGTCTGAATCATTGTAAAGTTTTTTAAAGTTATCTCCTCCTTTATCTAAAGCGTTTGATGTTGATCCCATCATGCACTTACCTATAATTCTTGAACCTAGTCTTAAACAAGTTCTTGTAACCCTCCAGTTATTTAATATGTTGGTTGGTCTCTCCCACTTTCCACTTTCATCGTGTACTAGTAGTTTTAGTTTCTCCCCGTCATAGGAGTTATCCCCTGTGTTTTTCCAGTCGATGGTCGTGTCAAGTCCTGTGATCTCTTGTAGCTTCTCGTTTGAGTCGAGCTTCCGTCTTGTGAACTTCGACGCGGGAACTCTATAAGCGAGTTCTGTCTTCGGTCGATCCATTCCATCCTGTATTGGCTTGAAAAAGAAGGGGTAATTGACTGATATCGGTACAACTTTGTCAGTAAACATTTTCTTTGCATCGGGTCCAGATTTCGAGAGTATACCAAAACGTGCATCTGTAGATATTGTTGCTTGGTTAACGGTCTCCCCGCTTGCCATGAACGAAAAACCGGATCTTCTGTTCTTAAGGTAGCACATCCCATATGAACGCTTGTCTGCTTTACAAGCTTCCCAGAATATGTAGAATAATCTGTTTGATTCCCTAAAGTCTGGCTGCCCAACGTCAATCTTACTCCACTGCAAGTACATATAGTTAGTGCCAGTAATATAAGTAGGCTTGTCTTTGTTAATAAACCAAAAACCTTCTTCACGCCTTGTAAATTCTTTATCGATGTAATCATACCATTTTTCTTTAAAATCTAACGGGTATTCTTCCCAGTCAAATACAGATTTAATTTTACTTAATTCTTTTGGGTATTCAGTGTGCGACCATCTGTTGTCTTCAAAAGTAACAACATCATTTTCTTTTGGTAAAGCTATAACAAGATCTTGTATCTCATATATTTCACCTATTTCGCCAGTTTTACTTATGACTATTAAGTCGTGCTCCTCATTGTAACCATATTCCCACTTCTTATACCTATTCATTCTTTTAAGAACTTTAGGTTTTACGTGGTCTTCTAATACTTTATATAAAGTTTGCTCGTACATTATTTAGATCTCCCTTCTGCAAATCCTCTAAAAGACTTTTCTTCTTTTACTTCTACAGGTTTTTCATTTAACAAGTTCTCTTCAGCTTCTATTCTATTCAATATTTCAAAAGCATCGAATATAGCTAGTTTTTTTGTAGCTGCAGCATTCTTTAATCTATCTGCTGATATATCGTCATCTGAATCAACAATAGCTTCTTTAGCCACCTTGATTAATTCCTCAACTGCTTTTTGCCCAGCTTGGATTATGTTCAACTTCGTCTCCTTGGTATTCATATTTAATTACGATATCATTAGATTTCATACAGTATAATCTTTTTCCGTCAATTAAAAACTCCCATTCCCCGTTTGGCGTATAACCAACTAAGTCTCCTGAGTTAATTCCTAGCACATTTAAGGAGCTATTGTCATATTTTAATATACCAACAAGGCTTCTTTCTTTATCTAGCGTTAAAGACTCTGTATTTTTTATTGGTGAAACAAAACATCTGTCTCCAAAAGACCTCCATTTGTCACCTTTATTATATAAGTAAATTTGATCTATAGCACAAAAATGCCACTCATCTTTGAACCAAGATCTACTTTTCTTTTTTCTTCCCTTCATGTCATAGAATACTCTAAACACGTTTTGGTGTATAACAATTATATCACCAATACCAATATCAGTATTAAAAGCCTGAGGTGTCTCTACCACTCTAGCTAGTCTATTAACAAACTTGAAATCTTCAATCTTTGTATTTACAACTAACTCCTTACCGGCTATTGTTATTTTATTACTGTATTTTTCGCCTAACGGCTCTACTATAAAGTCATATAAAGCTTTCAATACTCTAAGTCATATTCAACGGATATTGCCATGTGAGAATTAAACTTCTTCCATGGCATTATCTCGTTGTTTTTCTTAATATGAATATTGTAAGAGTTATCAGACTCATCAAGAAGTATATGTGAAATCTCGTGACCGCCATAAACTTGTTGACCTACAGAATAATGCATAGCGTCATTCTTGTAGTCAGAACCAATACTTATTTTTCTTACAATTGAAGACATATTATGCTTTTTCTAATTTAGCATCTTCTTCAATAATTTCATATTCACCTGTTTTTAGGTTTATATTAACTGGACCGTACTCTTTTTCTAACTCAAGCTTGTAATCTTCTAGCTCTTTGTTAGCATCTGCCACTTGATGTAAAAGTCCATGCTTTTGTGATTCTAAAATACCAATTTGATTAACTAAACCCATTAATTTATCTTGGCTTTCGTTGATTTGTTTTAATTGCTCTTCTGTGATTTTTTTACTCATTTGATTTAATTTAATTGTTTATAATTTATTATTACTTGTTTTTCTATTTATTACTTATTGACCTTGCTTTTTCCCAAGTTCTACCTACAAAATAAGCTCCGTAAACGGTTACTAACAATGTTTGAAATATTGGTATATATTCTTTAGCTAACCCAAACTCACCAATATTACCATCAAAGAAAGCTAAAGACGTAAATATTACAGTTAGATATATTAATATCATTGGTCTAATGTTTTTACTTAAAAAACTATCAGACTTCATATCTGCTTCCCAACGCTTACTAACTTCTAATTGAGCTTTAGTATCTGCATCTTCTAATATCTGCTGTATTTGTTTCTTTACTTCTAACCTTTCTTCTTCGGTTGTAGTAAGCTTGTCGATGACGTTACCAATCTCTTTGATAACGCCACCTGATAGCCATTGAATTATTTTTTTCATTTATTTAAGTAGTCATCTAAAAAACGGGTATCATCAGATGTTACTGAAGATGGTTTTACTAAACCAGTTCTTCCGCCGCCTTTGAATCTTTTTATAGCAGCCGTTTGTTGAGCTCTACTCAAGCCTTCTAATAGTTTTGGATCTATATCAGGTTGTTGCTTATTGTAAATAGTGTCATGAGAAGCTGTAAATCTTTCCTGCATCTCGGGTGTTGCGAAATTACCTGATCTTGCTGACTCAAAGTAATTTCTTGCTTTTTCTTTTAAAGCATTCACTTCATTTTGATATTCTGCTCTATTTTCTTGACCTTTATATTTTTGCCTCAAAGCGTCTCTTTCTTTCTTTATCATTTCAGTTACATAACCTTTTCCGCTATCTAACCCCGCTCTATAGTCATCTGGATTTTTTAATCCTAATACGTATTGTTCCTCTGCTTGAAAGTTGTTTCTATCTCTATCTACTAAACCACTAGTCCCACCCTGTTGTTGGCTCATTCCTAACCTTTCTACAGGTTGAACGCCTGAATTAGCTGTTCTTCTGCCTCTTTCTATAATTCTCATAGCTTCCTGTGGATCTCGCGTATAACCATACGTGCCACTAGCGCCAAAGTCTTGCGCTGATTGAGTTCCAGTCGCATATGATTTATAAGGATTTTCCATAGGTATATCGGCAGGATCAGGAATA